GGGTTTCCTGCAACTAACCCACGGTGCGTTGTGTTCAAACCAATGGCCGTATCTTGGTCACCGTCAATGAGAATTTGAGCTGTTGAAGGTGGTTTAAGAAGGTCGGTTGTGTTATCTACGTTGTCTAATGAAAGCTCTGCAACTGTAACAACATGCGGGTTTCCTGCGACAAGACCACGGTGTGCAGTGTTCAAGGCAACAGCTTCTGCAGCACTTGCTGCGTCTCTTACCAAGGTAATATCAGTGTCCTGTGCAAAAGGTCTAAATTCAAGATACGCCTGTGATGCAGTATCAATTGCCGTAACAATACCTACTGCAACAAAGTCAGAAACATTTTCTGCGTCATACAATGCACCAGCGGCACCAGCGGCGTTCGGATCAAACCATACCTTCCCACCAACAGCAAATGTCTGTCCAGCGCCAACCTGATCTGTACATATGATACGATTACTGTCAATGTTGACAAGTATATCGTCCCCATTCGCAACATCTTCAACGTTACGAACCTCTCCAAAGTACCCATTAAAGATAACAAGTTCAAATTGTTCAACATCACGAGCAAGTGTATTCTCAAGAACAACAATGCGATCTTCAACGGTTTTGTTTTGGAATTTGTGGTTTCTTAATGTAGTAACTGTGACTGCCATGTGTTAACCCTCCATCTCTTCACCGGTATTATCACCAGTGTCGTTGTCACTTCCAGGCACAAAGTTACCATTGGAAGCAAGATCACTTCTTAGTTTGAGAACAGCTTCCTCTGTCTTGACACGTTCAATCTCAGCAAGTACTTCTACTTTTGTACCTTTCTTGATACTAAATAAAGCCTTTGCAACAAGAGCAACTGTCTCATTCTTAAATGCCTCTTTCAATTCGTTCGCTACGAGTGAATCGAACTCTTCACTTTGTCTTGCTTCCTCAGCTTTGAGGTAATTGGTAATGTTGCCATTAACATCCTCAAACGCTTTGAGCCTAAGTAATCCGGCAACCTCGTCAGGTGTCTTGACATCAATGCCAAGTTCGCTGGACAATTTGAGACCATCCAGCTTCCCTAAATTGGCGAGATTCTTAAAACGTACCATCATTTCTTCGATGGTCATTTCTTTTGGTTCTGCTGCCATTTCTTCGTCTCCTTGAATATCGTTACTTCCACCAACGGTGGATTTAGTACCTTGTTTAAAGTTAGTTCCAACAATATTGGCATGTGAGCCAGTCATGTCATGTTCAACTAACGCATTTGTTCGACCTTTTATGGACTCTATGACATAGTATTCAGCATCTCCATCTTCATCAAACTCAACTCTACGCTTGTGTATATCACCAGTTGATGTAGATAACATACCAGCCTTTAACTCACGTACTGTCTTAATTGACAATGCTTTCTTCTCTTCGGTATCACCTTTCAGTAAATAGTTTTTAAGAACAAGTGCATCATCACCATCAATCTTTGTTACTTTACCACCTACAAGATAACCATCTCCAGGTATTCGGAACTGCTCTAACTGCCAGTTAGAATCCTCATGTCCTTTAATGTACATTGGTGATGGTACTGCATTAATACCTTTTGCGAATGACTCACCCCACTCTTTTGTGAGTGTCATAGGTGGATAGTTTAATGTTTTGTACTTATCCCCTAACATAACAGTGTTTACAAAAAAGTAGGGTTCCTCATCACCTTCACTTAATATTTTAAAAGCAGCATCATTGCCAATAGAAACACTATCTGGTAATATGGTAGTAGAGATGTTACTTTTATACCTTACTGGTTCACTTGATACTTCTTCTATCGATTCGTATTTTCCATCAGCACCTTTAACCGGATTATACTTAATTCTATCAGCCATTTGTCTTTCCTCCGTCTACCTTTGCATCTTCCTTGCCACCATCTTCGGCATCGGCGTTGTCACCTTCACCGGTATCTTCCTCACCACCAACTCCTGCACTTGCTTGTGTCTTACCTTGTGGTGGAGCAATCAATCTTCGTTTAGCGGTCTTTGCAACAGTCTTTTCAATATCTAGTTCGTGCTTCTCAAAATCATGTTCTAGGTTCAACAAGTTCAGTTTCTTTAACGTGGTATGTGCTTCTTCATCCCCAACAAGATAATTCTCTTTTAGTTTAACGAGTGCATTTGCATATATGTTAAGAGAGTCTGCTTTTTCTTTTGTGGAAGCGAAGTCAGGGTCAGGCCACTCTAAAGTGAACTTAGAACCAATGTTACTAAACGTTGCATAATTGTACACCATGAACGCAAGTTCAAATACTTTTTGCCACATTGGACTGAACTGTTCTTGTTTATCTGTAACACGTTTACGCCAAATAGGTCGCTGCTCTATAGCAGCGGCAAGGTTCGTACCAAGGTTAGCACCAAAGATTATCTCTGGTGTGCCTGAACCTTCTACTATGTTAGTAAATGCAGTCTCCGACAACTTGGTATAGTCACCTGTTGCTTTGTTGGACTCTATATACTGTATGTCCTCATCACCTTCAAGTACAAACAAATCTCTGTCTTGTAATGATATAGAGGCATTACCTTCTTTAACTTGTGCCCATGTACCAGCACCAAAGTTGTTATCGACCCAATTACCAATACTTCCTGTTTTAACCTTTGACTTAGGATGTCCGTCACGTTTCTGTGAAACTCCTGCTTCATATGTCATGTCATGATAGAACTTAAGCATAGGTTCAATGTTCTCATACTCTGAATGCCCACGAATCTCAAATGTTTCTAAATCATTAGGTAGCATAACAATAGGTATAACACCAAAAGGATTGACCACAGTAGCCTCTTCTTGGTTGCCATCAATTTGTGATGTTCTCTTGAAGTATGTTGCAGTAACCTCTATCTCTGTAGTAGACCTAGCTGATGTTTCTTCCTTCTTAGAGTAGGAGGTCGACTCTTTCAGCTTATAACCTGTTATTGTCTTAAGTACAGGGTCAATCCACACTTCCTTAATAACTTCTGGTGGTATAACAACAAACTCTATATGATCGTTCTGCCATTGTACCCATATTGCATCATCACCATCTCTAGTGCTCATCCTATGAATATTCTTATAAGGTACAACAAACTTATCAAATACTTTCTTCTGAGCTTCGCTTGTGTACATAAATTCAGGCTTACCAATGAAACTTACAAGGTTATCTATGATAGGTTTTGCTAGTTGTCCAGCTAAGGCATAGCGATTGTCTTTATTTCTATATAGGTCACGTGTAAGACCTGTGTCTACACGTTCAGCTAAGTCAAGTTTATATACAGGATACGAAGGTATAGAAATACCTGACTTAGACACAATCTGTCGTGTGTTCCCTGTTGTTTCAGAATACAACTGGTCGTACAACGAGGATAGTGTACTAACTGAGCTGAGTAATAACTTCTTAAGAAGTGGTTGCCGTTTGCTCATCTCTCATCCTTCTTAACTTAACATAAACTTGTTTCATTATAAATGACTTTCTATCAATGTATGTCTTAGGTTCTTTCTTAAACCCATATTTCCTTGCGAACTTAACCCACTCTAATGTGAATAAGTCTTCATTACTACCATATTGCTTAGCAAACTTATCATATGTCAATATGTTTTTAACAGCCTTTTTTGTAGTAGACACAATCTGTGCTACTACATTAGGTTGTTCTCGCCAAGGTGGAAACCTTAGTTGACGTAAATCTTTCGGCAACTTTGCTTTCACTTCTTCCTGCAAGTGCGCCACACCATACCTATCAACTAGGTCTAACAACTCAGACCTTGCCTTATCTTTGTCATCCATGAACGTTGCTAACTGTTCAAACTGCTCCGCATACAATTCCTTGTAGGTTTTGTTATCTACCATCACATCCCCTTATAAATAAAAAATTATACCTGTAGTGCTTCACGTGCCTTTACAACTTCTGGATTGTCACCAGCACATACATGACCAAGTTTAGGATAGTACCCATCAGGAGTTATCTCATCACCAAGGTGTTTGTTAAGCTCAATATCATCCATAACAAAGTCATTGTCTCTTGTGCAATTATCAATAGCTTTCTGCCTACTATTGAATAACCCCATCAACTCCCATGGTTTATCACCTTTCCATCTACCAACTAACCATAGCATCATGCCTGCCATATTACATCCCTTTAATCATAGCAGTTGGACTTAACCCCATAGAAGCATTAATCTTCTGTGCAATATATATAAATCCACCTGCAACTGCGTCTACCATATCATCATGTCCATGCTGTGTACCATCGGTAACACCAGCAGCCTCTTTAACAAAAGGTTTAATCCACTTTGACTTAGCACCTTTATTCTTATAGTCCTTCATACTAAGATACACATTGCCCGCCATAGCCTGCGCTGCCAATGGTCGCCAGTACGTAAGCTTACTTGACCTCTTCGGCATCAACTTCACATTGTAACCAGCCAACATTCGCAAGTTATATTGTGCCTCAAACTTACCAGCACTACCGGGGTCTTGTTCTAAACAAATAGGAACTTCCCGACCATCTAACTTAGCAGTGTCTAACATCGTTTTCTGTAAGTTTCCTGCTTCCCACCTACCATGCACAATGTCTAATACATATATATCATCGTTATCAGCAATAGCAACCAATGCACCACAACTATAGTCGGGGTCTGGATTCACATCACTAGGTAACGTTGAAGCTCTATCCCAATACCGCACAATCCGTTTAATATGGTACTTGTTAGGTACGCCTTCTGTTCTATTCCAATAGTGCTCTTTAAATATCTCACCAGCTAAAGGTCTTGCAAACCAATTGCCACCTAACAACCTCTGCTGCTCATACTCTAACATCGAACGTAAACTACT